CTCGAAGAAGTCTTCTTCGATCTCCCACAGCTCACGCTGGGTCATCTTGTCGATGCGGGTCAGTTCCCGACGATTGCCGATCAGAGCAGAGCCCGACATATTGGCCAGCATGACTGCTGCCAATTTGGCAGTACCGATCTGAGTGATGATGTCGAGCGAACGGTTCAGGATGCGGCGATGACGCCTGCTATCCTTGCGCTTCCAGTACCCTCTGCTGCGTGACATTAGCCTGGCCATCCTTTCGATATGAGGATTTCAATAGCCTCACTATAGGTGTGACCTTTCTTGGCCTCCTTGTATGCCTCACTATGTTTGGGCACACAGGTTTGACACAAAAAGAAGTCACGTTTTGTGGCGTAATAGCTCCCCCAACCATCGGGCATAGATTGCGCCCGAGGTTGAATGTTCTTCAGGCCCGTAGCAATTGCGTTTGGGTCTGTGCCATCGAAGTGCATGGACTCGGTGCTGCCTTTGGCCTCGCGACCACAGCCATCACACTCCCAAAGCCGAAGGAATTTGATTTCGGCTACGATGCGAGCGAATGCCATTTAGTCCTCGGAGAGAGTTCTGATCTCCTTGATCCAAATCCTGACCATGATCAGGATGAAGATGGCGATCAGAATGATGCCCATGCAGAAGGTCATGAGCTGGGCGAACAGTTCATTCCCACTGTGGCCGAGCAACAGCTGATACCAGCTGTGGCCGAGCGTCCACGCCACGAACGGGTAGAGCAGGATGTGACCAGCGGTCAGGATCACCTTACGAAGCATAGCCAGCCACCTTGCTGAGGGCGATCATGCGACGGTTGGCCTCGTCGTATTCCTCCCTGGCTTTGGTCGACCTCGCGTTCGCGACCCGATCTTCGGCCGTGGCGAGGGCTTTGCGTGTGCGTGACATTTTGGCCACAGCAGCGGCACGAGCCTTGTTGATCTGTTCATTGCTCAAGGTCAGGGTGGACATGATCGGTTCTCCTAGTTGTCCGGGTTGTAGAACTCGTCGCGACGCATGAACGAATAGTCCCGGTCTTCCGACCGGGGCTTTACGTCCTGCATCTGGATGCGCCAGTTACGCAGCTGCAGGACTTTCTTTCGGTGTTCGGCCTTATCCTTCTCGCGAGCTTCCCTACGCAGGGCCAGCGCGTCGTTATAGGATTTGAGGATGCTCACCGCCCGGTTCAGTTCGTGTAGTAGTAGTTGGGGGAGGACACCTGCGGGATCACGGTGGCCGAGAAGTCGTTGGAGCGATGCTCGCGGTTCAGCTCCTCGACACGGATCAGCGCCTGTTCCGGGGTCAGGTTCTCGTAGAGGCTGATCACCTCACCGCCAACTCGCGGCATCGGCGTTCCCTTCGAGTTCGTCCACGGGATCGTGCGGCTGATGCCGACTAGGTTCACTCGGTTGATCATCGTCTGCTCCTCTGCTGGTTGCCTGCTGCCAAATTGGCAGTAGGGTCGGTTACTGCCAATTTGGCAGTAGGTGGTTACTGCCAAATTGGCAGTAGATAGGCTTGGGCGGGCCGCTGTAAGTGCAACTGTTGGGTGTAGACCTGGCTACGTTATGCGCCCATTGGTTTAGCGGTAGGCCCTGGCCCAAATCTACTAATAGTAGGTCCAAAATCGGTTACTTTAGGTGACTCCAGTTACCTTCATGGTGTATGCTCACAGTTTCGTGAGCGAATGACGCACGGGTCGTGCATGTTTTAGCACTCACTCGGTATGAGTGCTAAAAGATGCGCGATGAGCGCAACTAGAATTTCAAAAGGCGCTTGGTTTTCAGTTACCAGATATGGTGGTGCATTCAGTCCGCACACCATGGGTGGTGAGAGCGCGGACTGTATAAAACTTTTTTAACTTAATACGTATAGAAACTTGTTTTTTCTTACTGTGACATATTTATCACATAACCCTATATATATTGTGTATATCGATATAGGTTCTCTAGTGTGTTCAATATAAAATAGTTTTATACGGCCTCCACACTAGATGTTGTGTTGGTCGGGCCAGGGCCTACGCCCACGCCTCGTAGATAATGGTCATCCCACCCAGCACGTACTCGTGCCTCTTCAGCACCCGCGCTGGCCTCCTCACAACACCCGGCACCACCGGCTTAGCACTACGGACCTCCCGCTCGGGGAACACACGCGGTCGCCGTCCCACCACCCCGGTCTGATGGTAGACCCGGACGTGTGGCAGCTCGCGCCCCATTCCCGGCTCGACCGTGGTCACGAGGCAGTTCCGGGCCCAGCTCGCCAGCTCCAGCACCTGAAGCTCGTGGCGAGCATGGTCCTCGTAGTCCACCAGATGCCGAATTGGCTTCGGGCGGTGACGGTTGGCTACATGGAACCCCCACTCCCCCGCTCCGGTGCCAAATCCTGCCTCTGAGAGGGGTCTGTGGACCCCGTCAGCTACCACCCTAGCCAGACGATCCTCTTGCTGCTGTACGGGGCGATTTAGGGCCTTAAAAACGGGAATGCCCGGAATGGTCGGCCGGACCGTTTTTGGGCGACGCTTTTTGGGCTTTGCCATAATTTCGAAACTCCCAGACTCCGGGTCCAATTGTCGCAGGGCCAGGGCCTGCGCCTAGTCGCGGATGTGTTGCAGAAATGTCACAGAGCGTGCGCCCGATGTGGGCGCAGGCCCTGGCCCTACTGCGAGAACACGCGGCGGTAGTAGGCGTTGGCCCGCTTGCGCTGGCGGCGATACCTCCGGACCGGGTCATTGTAGCGACGATCCATCCACAGACAGAACGGGTAGAAAAGGATTGACAGGGCCAGAAGCCCATAAAGGTACGTCATCGCAGTCCTCCTTCCAGATATTTGGGGAAGCTGCCCCTGACGGGGCAGCAGGCCCAAAGGCCTAGGGGTAGGGCGTGTGTTGGCTCACTGGCCACCGCACCCGCACGCCGCCTGCATTTGCGCGGTCGAGTGGTGTCGGTCCAGCAGCACCGGGAGGCTATAATCCCTATGCACCATCATTCGTAACATCGACACTCCATGGTTGTCGGCGATTAGCGGGCCTCGATCACAGCCCGGTCGAGCTGGTTCAAGGCGTCCTGAATGTCGCACGCGGCCTCAGCCACAGAGTAACCTTGGGGCTTGTGAAATTCCTCGATAGCGCGATTGGCGAACAGGCGAATGTTCTCCAGTTGGATGCGAACGCGGGTATCCATGGTCATGCTCCTTCTAGCGCAACGTGCCGTGCAGCTTGTAGTGGACCTGTTCCAGCATCCGCTCCATCGAGCCGGGACGCTCGTTGGCGAACTGCCAAGTATCCACGCGGCTGTGAAGGTTCGGCATGTAGCGCAGATGGATTAACTCCATCGCAATGCGTATCCAAAGTTGCTCCATGGTTATGCTCCTTTCGGTTGAGTTGCCTACTGCCAAATTGGCAGTAGGGTCGAGAAATTTGGAAAAGTTTTGAAACGTGGAAGCTCCGGGTACTATCGGACTTATCGACATGCAGTTACAGAATAGTCCTCGGCCCACGAGCGGAGTAGGGGCGTAGGGCTATTATGAAAAGGCATGAGTCCGCGCCAGGGAAAATCCTGGCGCGGCCTTGGTAGCGTGGGAGGGGGAAGCCTCGCGGCTTCCCCTTGTCGCGTTAGCCTGCGGCTGCCATGTCGGCCGGGGGCGCGTCGGCCGCTTCCACGATCACGTCGGCCGGTTTGGCCGCGAGCACTTCCGCCGCGATCATGGCGTGCTGTTCCGCCGTGAAACCACGGCCGCGCAAGGCTTCCATGATGATCGCGGTACGAGCAGTCGCGTCGGCCGCGCTCACGTTGACCTTGCCCCCGGCCGCGAGGCTTTCCCCCTCACTGGCCGCGCCTTCACTGGGGGCGACGGGCGCGGGCGTCTTGGCCGCGCCCTTCTTTGCGGGCTGCTTTTCATGCCCAAGGCCGACGGCGAGATTGTGCATCGTGTAGTATCCGCGCGACGCCATCATGCCCAAAATCAGCGTGGTGGCACGCTGGACGCGATGGAAGGCCGACGCGAGGGGCTCGCCCTTGTCGTCCTTGGCCGAGAGATTGACGGCCGTTTGCACTTCATCCGCGCATCCGTCCTTGTAGGACAGGGCGAGAGAGAAGTATCGAAACGCGGTACGCTCCGAACCGAAAGCGTTTTTCGCGTGCGTCATCCGGTCAACGCGGGGGATTGCCTTTCCGCGCGCTTCCAAGATGACGCCCCCCGCGAGATTGTCGGCGACGAGCAGGGACGCGATGAACGCGAGGGGCGCGCCATTGGCCGCGAGGCTCGCGGCCGCGTCAGCGGCCGTGAAAGCGGCCGTCTGCTCCTCGTTATACGTGATAACGGGAGCGAGATTGACCTTGCCCGGCTGGATCACGGCCGGGGCCGTGTCGCCCTTGGGCGCGTCGGCCGGGGCCGCGTCGGCCGGGGCCGCGTCGGCCTTGGCAGCCTTGCGGCCCTTGCGGCCCTTCTTTTCTAGCGTCGTGACGACGGCCGCGACCATCGCGTCGCCCATGGCCGTTGCGGGGGCCGTTCCAATTTCGTTCGCGTTCATGTCCATAGCCTTTCCGTTTGAGTGAACTACTGCCAATTTGGCAGTAGCGTTAACGCTACCGGCCGACTGGCCGCGCGTCGCTACTGCCAAATTGGCAGTAGCTTGAAACGCGGCCGACTGGCCGCGCATGGCCGTGCTGCCAATGTTGGCAGCACGCAAGATTGTTGCGTCCCCAGAAAAAAGGCGCACTTCTCCCGGCCCCCCGTGAGGGGGGAAAACCAGGGAAGTGAGGGAATACAACAAAGCCATATAGCGAACCTACACTAATGAGCGGCCCTGTCCTGCTATGCTTTCTCATGCTGACCCACAATGCAGCTAGGCCTACCCCTAGTAGAAGGAGGGGATACTTTTTCTAGGGCTACTGCGCCAGGAAGTGCGATAGGGTCAAAACTCACTAGGAAAAATTTTGAGAATTTCAGGTGAACCAAAACGGTTCAAGAAAAAGGCCTGTGACATTTTTGCCACAGGCCCTGTGTGATATTTATGCAACACATCCCGCTCGGGAAGATTGGGCCAGGACCTACGCCCCAAACACCCCAATCTTCCCGCTCAGGATCACTTCCTGCGCATCGACAGGCCCGAGTAAAACGCCTCCTCCGTGCCCGTGTCCTTGTTGGCCCGCATGATGATCTTGAACCCGATGTCCATCTCGAACTCGCGGGCCTTCTTGCGGAAGAACGACTGCGAAACCGGCCGGGCCAGGCCCGTCTGCACGCAATATGACCAATACCGCTGATGCAGATCATGCTCCGGAACCTCACCATCGACCTTGCCCACAGCCAGGCCTGAATCCATGAAGAACATCCGAACCGAGTTGTGCATGTTGAACATCTCATGCACGAAGGCCTGATGGCTCTTCGGGAACGTCGGGTTCGTCGTCTTCTGGAACTTGTGCGCAGCCTCCATCACCCAGGCGCAGATCGCTTCGCGCTCCTCGGCCAGCAACATCTCCGAGTACCGGTCGATCTTCTCGGTCGCCGTGATCTTCTTGTTGAACGTCAGGGCGATCCAACGACGAACGAACCCACCCGTGTCGTCGTCCGACCGAGGCACATGGTTCGAGGCGAACCAATGCGTCGCGATAAAGCGGGCACCGAAGTTCTGCTTGCCCTTGTACTGAACCTCCAGCGGTTCACCAGCGATGATGGTCTTGAAGTTGGGACCGTCGATCTTCTGCGTCGTACCCAGCTCGCCACACACATTCAGCAGCTTATCGAGCATCCCGATGGGCGAGAACTTGTCTCCCCACATCTTCGGAGAAACCATCGACACGGTCGACGGGTCCATCAGACCCTCCATCACGCCCATGATCTGAGACTTGCCCGAGTGCGGGATGCCGTAGAGCAGCACGGCGCGTTGCATCGAAGTACCCAGTCCGAACATCGTGATGCACATCACGTCGCGCAGACACTCGACCTTCTCCAGGTAGTCCTCGTCGTCGCCCCAAATCTTCTCCAGGAAGGCCAGCCACTTCTCACACCGATGACTATCCTCGGGCATGTAGCGGTACGGCAGCGTGTAGAGCATCCCGTGCGAGGGACTATGCTCGACCAGCTTCATGTTGCGGAGCAGAAACCCATTGGCGAAGTTGACGCCGAACTCGCGCGTCTCGGCCAGCTGGCCCGACGACAGTGCCGACATGGTGCCATAGATACCATTGTGGTCCGACCACCGCTTTGCGGCAGGCAGCTCACCGTAGTCCTTCACGATCTTGGAGAGAATCTCGTTCTTCTGGATGAGTTCCCAGTGCGATCCGCCCCAACGCCAGAACTTATCGTTCCAATACCGCAGCGGGCTGATCTTGTTGTAATCCTCGATCAGCGACTCCGCGATCTGACCATGGGTCGTGCCCGTGATCTCCCCCTGGCGACGTTCCCGCAGCGACTTCCGCAGCGTGGTGAGCTTGATGTTCAGACCCGAGGTCTGTGCGATGTAGGTCATCACACGGTCCTGGTCGATGTCGTTCAGCGACTTCGTGTTCTTCAGCTGGTCGAGAATGCGGTCGATGGCAACGCCCCGACCCTCGCTCTCGACAGTGTTGGTTTCGAACTCGTTTTTCAGGTACGCGATCATCTCGGCCGCATTCCATTCGATCTCGTTCTGGCCGAAATCCAGACCCAATTCGGTCTTCTGCTCGTCGGTCAGGCCCGCGTCCCAGCCCTTCGGGAGGCGCTTCTTCTTCTCCAACACGTCGCGCTTCATGAACATGATCATGTTGCGGACGTGCTTCTCGGGATCGACCGGATCGCCCGCAACATCCTCGACCATCATCGAGATGTTGGTTCGAAGCTCATTGGCGGCGTCGATCAGGGACTTCTCACCACGCATCACGAAGGTGGCGTACATCCCGGCGCGCTGCGTAATGCTGATATCGCGCGACCCAACCGACACCTTGTCCGACAGCTTCGTGTAGCCATGGGCAGAAAGCTCGATGCCACGCGCAACCAACATCGTGCGCAGCTTCTCTTCGATGTCGAGCGGCAGACTGGGCAGCTGCGACTTCACTTCCCACAGGTTACAGTTCGAAACGTAGGGACGCATCGTGTCGGGATGGATGCTGGGAGGCATCACAGTCTGCGTCTTGCTGGACAGATGCTCGATGATCATGCCACCGACCTTGCCCCGGATGCGGAACGACCGCGTGCCGTTGAAGCGGTACGCCAGGGTGACACCCTTCTTGCCGATCTTGCACCACGGGCTCTCGGGCAGCATGGCAATGAGGGCCTGGGCCAGTTCCGTATCCTCGGTGTCGATGTCGATCATCGAAACGCCCGATGCCGAGCCCAGTACCAGACCGATATTTCCATCGGCATAGTTGCGGAGCCACGTCGCACGCATCTCCTCGGGTGGCATGTGGTCATGGAACGATGCCCAATCGTCCAGGATCGCGCGCTTCGAAGACTGGGCCAGAGGGATCACTGGAAGGCCCGCAGCATAGTAAAACGGTGCTGTTTCAGCGAAAATATGCTGAATTTTGGTCGTAAACAGCTGATTTTCGACCACTTTCTCCACTTTTTCGACGATTTCGCCCGTTTCTTTGTCGTGTTCCGGCAGGATTTCGGCCTTACCAGACATGAATTGGTCCATGATGCTCATGATGATTGTCCTAGGCGGGAATGGGGAGTTCAGCCAGTTTAAGGGCTGCTCGAACTTGTTCTTCGGTGAATTCCTTGACGAAATCGCGTGACATCAGCTCGGCCAGGCTTTCCGGTTCCTGCATAGCGACGATACCGAGCAGCTCCTGAGCCAAATCTGCAACATCGTCGGACTCCACCACGGCTTCCTTGTAGACCGGAACGTCCGGATTGAGCGTGAAGCCCTTCTTTGCCTCGGGATGGAAGTGCGTCGGGTTGACACAGCCTATCGCGTTGCAATGAACCCGGAAGAAAACACCCTTGCGAGGCTCAGGATCATTCGCCGTGAGGCAGTAAAGGACCCGTCGAACCGTGTGGATTTCCTTGCCGATACGAACGGTCGGATGTTCTTTGGTCCCCGATCCGTCCCAGAACCAGTGAGCGACCAGAATCTCCTGCGGCCACTCGGACGGTTCCAGCAGTCCCAATGCGAAGAACTGACTGGGCTCAAAGTCCGTCGGGTTCGCCACCACGATCTTGAGATGCTGGCTTAGCTTTGACCACAGGTTTGTCTTCTTGACTGACACGGCTCGCTCCTTCGCTCAACTGCAGGGACTTCATACGTTCCATGAGAATGGTCTTCTGATTGTTGTCGCAAATCTCGTCCAGGAACTGGATGATCGTGTTCTGGAATTCCGACATCTGCTTCAGGCCGACTGCTCGCTCCTGCAATCCGACCAGCTTCTCCAACAGCGAGGCGGCGGTGCGGAAGAACGACATGCGCTCGGCCACATCCTGGACCTGAATGTCGGGGTAGGAGGCCTTCAGATCGTCGAAGACCTTCTTCGCTTCCCGCTCCAGCGTCACCCACTTGTCCTCACCCACCATCGGCTTGTCGTCGACCGTCATGAGCGGGGGCAGGACCGGCTTCGGAGCCGTGAGTTCCTTCAGCAACGCCTTCAGTTCGTCCGGATAGGGGCAGTTGGGCGCGTCGAAGTAGTCCGGTTTGTCCTTCGCGATCATCAGCATGAGCCCGAACTGGCCTGCTATGTCGTTGGGAATGCTGGGAAAATGGTAATCCACGGGTGCCTCGGATGCTGTTGGGAGCAAACTTTTATACGTCGTAGAAAACTATAGCAAGGACAAAGTGAAAAATTAAAAGGCGCTTGGTCCTTGCTTTTGTCATAGCTGGCACGTAGAAAGCCCGAGTGTGGGCTGAGGCAGGGGCGGACGCGGGCGGCAGACTTGTGGAGGTCTGCCGCCCAATGCCAAGGGGTACAGCGTGAACAAGTACAATGCGGAATTCCTAGCCCTACTGCAGAATCGCTACGCTCACGACAAAGCGGAAATGAGCGTGAGCGACTGGATCGTGGCCAACACGAAGCTCAATGGCCGTCCCTTCTCCTTCGCCCGCTACCCCTTCCAGCGCGCCATCGCCGACGACATGCACCCGAACATGGACGTGATCAAACCGTCCCAGGTCGGCATGACCGAGATTCAAATCCGGAAGATTCTTGCATGGTTGATGCGGAATAACGGCATGACGGCCATCTACACCATGCCTGACGACGACATGTTCAAGCGCGTGTCGCAGGGTCGAGTGCAGCCGATCATCCAGAAGGACCAAGTCTTCTTCCCGCGCAAGGGTGAGAAGATGGTTCGAAGCCGAGACATCGTGCAGCTCCGCGACTCCTGGCTCTACCTGACCGGTGCCTCGGAAGGTGACGCCACCTCGATCTCAGCCGACATGGTCATGAACGACGAGGTCGATCTCACCGACCAGGAGATGCTGGCGCTGTTCAATTCGCGCCTCCAGAACTCCTCGTACAAGATCAACCAGCGGTTCTCGACCCCGACCTTCCACTCGTACGGCATCGATCTGTCCTATGAGCAGTCCGACCAGCATGAGTTCATGGTCAAGTGCGACAGCTGCAACCACTGGCAGTCGCCCCGGTTCGAGCGGAAGTGGATCAATCTGCCGGGTCTGCCCGATCACATCGAAGACCTGACCGAGATCGACGACAAGGTCGCGCAGGGCCTGGACATCGTGAACGCCTTCGTGATGTGCGAACGATGCTCGAACCCGCTCGACCTCGGTCGCGAAGACAATCGACAGTGGGTGTCGAAGTTCCCCAGCCGTGCCCACGCTCGCGGATACCGGATCACTCCCTTCTCCACCAACCGGCTGCCGCCTAGCTACATCGTCACCCAGCTGCTGAACTACAAACGTCGTGAGGCTATGCGCCGCTTCCACAACACCGTGCTGGGAGAAGCCTTCACGGGTGCTGACGAGCGGCTGACGGTCGAGCAGATCAAGCGTGTCCTCAAGTCGCCGGGTCAACCCAATGTGACAAAATCGTCACAGGTCTGGATCGGGATCGACGTCGGCATCGCCTGCCACGTCGTACTGGCGACTGGCTCCAGCTACTCGAACCTGCAGATTTTTCACTGTGCTGTCGTACCATACGTCCGACTTCGTGAGACAGTCCAGCGATACTTGGAGGAGTTCAACATCGTCGGTGGCTGCATCGACCGACTGCCCTACACTCCGACCGCCGACGAGATGCGTGACATCACGCAGGGCCGCATCATGCCTGTCCAGTACACCGGCACGAAGGAGATCAGTGTAGTCAAGGTGCCTGAGAAGACGCGGGTGGATCACTGCCAGATCGACCGCACCATGGCCCTCGACCGAGTCTTCGGTAGCATCAAGCGGCAGGAACTGACCATCAGCGGCTACACGACCTACGACTACACTCTGGTCGAACACCTCCGCGACATGGTGCGTGAGGAAGAACCTGAGAAGGCGGCAACTTGGAAGAAGCTGTCTGGATCGGATCACTTCTTTCATGCTATCGCATACGTACTGATTGCACCACGGGTGCGGGAGATCGTCGACCTCGCCGACGATCAAGACCTGCGTTCGAACATCCTCTTTGGATCTGCTGAAATGGCTCAGTCTCAGATAGTTCATCTCAACAAGCCGAAGCGGAACGCATCGAATGGACCCCTCGGCTAAGGTTTCCAAAAAAGAAGCCCTAGCCAAAGGCCTGAAGACATATTTCACTGGAAAGCCCTGCTTGAGGGGCCACGTTGCTGTCCGTATGGTGATAAACAGCACTTGCAGTGTGTGTTTGAATGATCGTCGAACAGCCTACGATAAGAAGCACGTCGAGAAACATCGAGCCCGAGGCCAGCGATGGTTGGCCAAGAATCCTGAAGCCTACGTTTCCATGAGCGCACGGCGCGCTGCGATCCGCGCCCGCATTGGTGCAGAAGGCTGGCAAGAGCGAGAGGGCATTCTCGCTTTCTATTGGTTGGCTCGCATTATTTCGAAGAACACGAAGGTCAAACATCAAGTCGACCACGTTTACCCCTTGAATGGAAAGAAGAGTTGTGGACTTCACGTAACGTCTAATCTACAAATCCTTCCTCGCAGGGCCAATTTGGAGAAGAGCAACAAGTGCCCGGAAACAAAGCCGTTGCCGAATAGAGTGCAAAACGGTTACAACGACTCAGACATTCGGGATGATAGATGGCCGCCCTCTCCAAACTCACCGACGTCCTAGGCTTTGTCCTACCGAAGGGTAAGGGCAATCCCACAGGCACGTCTGCCACCGCGACGTTCAATCCCACGAACGCCGGTCAGGTGCTATCCGCCCCCGCGTACCGGGACCACATCGAAGACCTCCTGACGGAACGGTCGATTTCGAGCAGCCAGGACTTGCTGCAGAAGTTGTTCCGGTTCGATCCGGACGTGTCAGCCGCCGTGAACTCCTACCTCACGGTCGCCAACCAGAAGCTCAAGATGTTGGTCTACGACCAGAAGGGTCAGCTCGACTCCAAGGGCCAGACCCAGCTCATGCAGCTTCTGCAGTTCATGTCGGGTCGCAACGACTACACTCTGGGCTTCCAAATCAACCAGACGCTCTATGGTCTGAGCGAGCAGATTCGCTACATGATCTTGATGCGCGGCGGCTGTGGTGCCGAGCTGGTCGTGAACAAGAACCTGCTGCCGACCGAAATCCGGCTGGTCGATCCGAAGTCGCTCGACTGGACGGAAGCCACGCCGGGTCAGTACAAGCCCGTCCAGGAAGTGCCCGGCAGCCCGCAGGGTACCAGCCTCGACATCCCGACCTTCTTCATGACGTGGTTCCGCAAGGACCCGACCGGCATCTACAGCTACTCGCCGTTCGTCAGCGTCATCAACACGGTCGCCGCGCGCACGCAGATCGTGAACGACCTCTACCGCATCATGCAGGTTTCGGGCTATCCGCGCCTGCACATCAAGGTGCTGGAAGAGGTCATCATCAAGTCGGCCCCGGCCGACACCAAGCTCGACGCGGCCAAGCTGAAGACCTACGTGAATGAGCGGTTCAACGAAATCCGCGCCAAGATCGCTGGCCTGCGAGTCGACGAGAGCTTCGTCAGCACCGACGCGGTCGAGGCCACGACGCTGAACGCCGACGCTCCGGGCATGTCGATCAACATCGACAGCGTGATCGAAGTGCTGAATGGACAGAACCAGGCGGCACTGAAGGTCATGGCCACTCTGATCGGTCGTGGCGACAGCGGCGTGAACACGGCATCGGTCGAGGCGACTATCTTCGCCTTCAATGCAGACAGTTTGAATGAGCCCATCGCCGAGCTGTATGGGAACATCCTCACGCTGATGATGCGACTCCAGGGCTTCAACGGCTACGTGGATGTGGAGTTCGAGAAGGTCGAGCTTCGCTCCGACATGGAACTGGAGCCTCAGCGCCTGATGAAGCAGCAGCGTCTGCTGGAGCTTCTGTCCATCGGAGCGATCACCGACAACGAGTTCCATCTGGAGATGTTCGGTCGTCCGAAGCCGGATGGGATCGACGAACTGTCCGGCACTGGCTTCATGACTGGTGGATCAGGCAGTTCGACCGCCCAGGATGCCAGCCCCAATGCCGACCCGATGGGTCGAGCCGTCACTCCGAAGTCCAACAGCAAGATGGCGAAGAGCAAGACGGTTCCGAAACCAAATGTTGCACGCACCGATAAAGCCAAGTAAGAGGGCAGCATGGCAAAGCGTCTCGAAATGACCGATGAGATTCAGGCCCGCATCCATGCGGCAGCCGGATCGGAGATCGATGTCACGAAGGTGGCGGTGTTCGAAACCATCGCCGCCAATACGCGCCCGCTGAGCAAGCGCGGTTCGATCTTCCACAAGGGAGTGATCGACGCCAGTCTTCTTGCCGAGATGGCCGGGATTCCGGCACAAGGTGGCGTCCCCCTACACAACATGCACCTTCAGGGGATGGAGCATCCGGTCGGCAAGACCTTTTATGCTGGCATCACCATGGACGACATGGGCCAGCCCGAGCTGCGGGCTCAGTTCTATCTG